AAGCCAGTTATCAAGTCTGCACACGTAAACAATCTTGAAATCACTTTGGTGAATGGCAGGAAGATCATGTTACGTGGCGCTGACAATCCTGACTCGTTGCGTGGTGTGTCTCTTACGTACGTAGTGCTAGACGAATGTGCCTTCATCAAAGAGGACACATGGCAGAAGATCTTACGTGCTGCCTTGTCTGACCAAAAAGGTAGAGCATTGTTCATCTCAACTCCTTCAGGCCGTAACTGGTTCTACGACATCTTCAAGCTAGGTAAGGATGGTGGAGACGAGGAGTGGAAGTCCTGGCACAAGACCACTGCTGATAACGAGACTATTGACCCTAAAGAGATTGCTGCTGCAAAACGTACACTAAGTTCATTTGCATTTAAGCAAGAGTACTTGTCTAGCTTCGATACCACTGGTGCTGATGTCTTCAAGCATGAATGGATCAAGACAAGCGAAGAACCCAAGGATGGGTCTTACGTAGTAGCTATCGACATTGCTGGCTTTGAAGCTCTGTCTGAGGGCTCTGTGAACAAGAGCAGGTTAGATGAGACTGCTATAGCGATTGTTAAGATTGCTGACAATGGTACTTGGTGGGTTAAAGACATTGAACATGGTAGGTGGGACATTAAAGAGACTTGTGCAAGGATCATTAAGATTGCACAGGACTATCAACCAATCATGGTAGGTATTGAAAGAGGTACAGCTAAGAATGCTGCTCTGACGATCCTTCAAGATATGATGAGGCAGAACAATACCTTTGTTCATATTCATACGTTGACTCATGGTAACAAGAAGAAGTCAGAACGTATCATCTGGGCATTACAAGGTAAGTTTGAACACGGCAGGATCTTCTTCAATAAAGACAATGACTTTGAAGATCTTATAGATCAACTGATTATGTTTCCAACTAAAGGCGTACACGATGACTTGGTTGATGCTCTTGCTTACGTTGAACAGCTTGCTATTAACAGCTTTGTTCCTGACTATGAAGAAGAAGAATATGAAACATACGATGTCATCAGTGGCTATTGATAATAAGGAATAAAATGTCTGAAAACGAAAAGAAATCCTCTGCTGAGTTTGAAGTAGAAACTGAAGCAGACAAGGACTTAGTTGGCTGGATTGCACAGCACTGTGACCAATGGCGTGACTGGCGTGACCAGAACTACCTTGAGGACTGGAAAGCCTATGAACGTATCTTCCGTGGTAAGTGGGAGTCTGAAGATCGTACACGTGACTCTGAGCGTAGTCGTATCATCTCTCCAGCAACTCAGCAAGCCATTGAGACTAGGCACTCTGAGATCATGGAAGCAATCTTCGGTCAAGGTGATTGGTTTGACATTGAAGATGACATCAATGATGTTAATGGTGATCCTCTTGACGTAGAAGCTATCCGTGCTCAGTTGATGGAGGACTTCAATCGAGACAAGATCAAGAAGTCTATTGACCAGATTGAGTTGATGGCTGAGATCTACGGTACTGGCATTGGTGAGATCATCATCAAGATGGAGACTGAATATGCTCCAGCTACTCAGGCCATTCCAGGCGTACAAGGCCAAGCAGCCATTGGTGTCCAGTCATCTGAGCGTACCTCTGTTAAGTTGATTCCTGTCAATCCTAAGAACTTCCTTGTTGATCCTAATGCTACTTCGTTAGATGACTCTATGGGTTGTGCTATTGAGAAGTTCGTATCTGTACACAAGATCGTTGAAGGCATGGAACGTGGTATCTATCGTAAGGTTGACTTAGCAGTTAGCCCTACTGATGATGACTTAGAGGCTACTGACGAAACCATTCAGTTCCAAGACAATAAGGTTAAGGTTCTTACCTACTACGGTTTGGTTCCTAAAGAATATCTTAAAGAGTTTGAAAAAGATGACATGGTGGATCTCTTTCCAGAGGATTCCCTTGCTGATGATTATTCAGAACTGATTGAAGCAATCGTAGTCATTGCCAATGACGGTCAACTGTTGAAGGCTGAAGCTAATCCTTACATGATGAAGGATCGTCCTGTGATGCTCTATCAGGATGACACTGTTCCAGGCCGTGTATTCGGTCGTGGCACTGCTGAGAAGGCTTTCAATATGCAGCGAGCCATCGATGGTCAACTTCGTGCTCATATGGACTCTGTAGCCCTTACGACAGCTCCTATGATCGCTATGGACGCTACTAGGCTTCCCCGTGGTGCTAAGTTCGAGATCAAGCCGGGTAAGGCCTTTCTGACCAACGGTGATCCTAATCAGATCATGATGCCATTCAAGTTTGGTCAGACTGATCCTGTGTCGTTAGCTACTGCTCAGAACTTTGAACGTATGCTCTTGCAAGCAACTGGTACTGTTGACAGTGCTGGTATGCCCACTGCCGGGAACATGGGTGATGGAGCTGGTATGTCTATGGCTATGGCAGGGATCATCAAGAAGTACAAGCGTACTCTTACTAACTTCCAAGAAGATTTCCTGATTCCGTTCATCAACAAGGCTGCATGGCGTTATATGCAGTTTGATCCTGAGCGTTATCCTTCAGTGGACATGAAGTTCATTCCTACTGCTACGTTGGGTATCCTTGCACGTGAGTTTGAACAGCGTCAGTTTGTTGCTCTGTTGCAGACGTTAGGGCCAGATACTCCTGTGTTGCCTCTGTTGCTTAAGGGTATTGTTCAGAATAGCTCACTGTCTAACCGTCAAGAACTGTTACAGGCACTTGACCAGATGAATCAGCCAGATCCTCAAGCACAACAGCAAGAGATGATGCAGATGCAAGGCGCTATGGCTCAACAAGAAGCACAAGTTCAAGTGTTGACTGCTCAAGCACAGAAGTATGCTGCTGAAGCACAGCAAACTGTTGTTGAGACTCAGTTGGCACCTACCCTTGCACAGGCTAAGTTAACGGCTGCCCTGTCTACTAATCTAGATAACAACAACGAGCAAGCTGACTTTGAACGTAGGGCTAAGATTGCTGAGTTAATGATTAAAGAGGAAGAATTAAAGATCAAGAAGGAAGACATTGCCTCTAATGAACGCATTGCAAGCACTCAGATGGATGCCAAGAATAAGAGTGACCAGCAATTTACGTCATTGCTTGGTGAATAAACTGTGGATGAAACTAAATTATTAGTTTTAGCAGACAGGTTTAGGAAGCTAAGGGATCAAGTTGACTCCTTAGCCACTAAGCAACTTGAAATTCAGACCATTAAGGGCGATCAAGGCCCAAAAGGTGAGCAAGGGGATAGAGGTTTTGATGGTGCTCCAGGCTTAGATGGCAATGATGGTGTAGACGGTAAGGCAGGACAGGACGGTAAGGATGGTATCTCTGTCATTAACGCAGAGATTGCTATGGATGGCTCTCTTGTTCTGTACTTATCTGATGGTTCAGAGGTTGATTGTGGTGAAGTAGGTCAAGCAAAGACTGAGAACATCTTCAAATCTCTTACAGCAGGTGGTGGAGCATCTACATTATCATCAATTCAAGATATTCTAATTACAGATCCTCAAAACAATGATCTATTAACATACAACTCAGCAACTGGTAAGTGGATTAACCAACAAATCAGTCCTAAAATCACAGTTTCAGCAGTACCTCCAACATTTCCCAATATGGGAGATATTTGGTTCGATATTTCTTAAAGGATTACTACAATGGCAACTTATAACAAATTCCAAGACTTCTCAGAGCAACTCGTTCGTGGCGTACATGACTGGGACGCACACACTTTCAAGATTGCACTGACTAACACTGCTCCTACTGCTACTGACACGACTTGGAACGTAACTTCGCATCCTGCTCCTGCTGCTGCTAACGGTTACACCGCTGGCGGTACTGCTACGACCATTGCAGTAAGTGAAACCACCGGTACCACGACTGTTACAGGCACTCAAGTAGTGTTTACTGCAACTGCTGGCGGTATTGGGCCATTCCGTTACGCTATCTTATACAACGATACTGCTACGTCCCCTGCTGATGCTTGTATTGCTTATTGGGACTATGCTTCATCTGTTACTCTTGCAGACACTGAGACGTTTACTGTCAAGTTTAATAACACCACTCCAGGTACTATCTTCACGTTGGTGTAACAATGCCCAACATTAAACACGCTTTTACATCCGCTAAAACTGATGGAGCAGATGCTACGCTTGTTCAGCCTAGTAATTGGAACGCTGAGCACACTGTAGACCAATACCTTGACATTCCTGACGTTGCAACCCCTGCTGCTCCTTCTGCCGGATGGCTACGTATCTTTGCAAAGACTAGGGCTAACAGAGCTACTTTGAACACAGTGGGCCCTACTGGTTTGGACGTTGCGTATCAGCCAGCTTTGTTTGGAAACACGATTCAGATGTGGGCTCCTAGTGCTACTACTGCACAGACTGCTTTTGGTGTAACTTTCACTGCACGTAATAGCGGCACAGCAGCCGCTCAAGCAACCCCTGCAAGGGCAAGCACTAATGCAATGACTAGCCTATCTAGGGCTCAGTTTGGTACTGGCACAACAGCTACAGGGGCTTCTGGTACTCAATCTGCTGCTACTGTTGCTTGGCGTGGCAATGCAGAGGGTCTTGGTGGCTTCTTCTTCAATGCTAGATTCGGAGTAGAAACTACTGCTTCTGACTTACGTATGATGGTTGGTTTGTCTGCTAACAATGCTGCGATGGCTGCTGATGCTTCTACTTGGGCTAACACTTGCGGTATCGTAAAAGATACTGCTGATAGTACGTGGCAGTTTGTTACACGCAATGCAACTACATTAACTAAGACAGCAACTGGATGTACTGTTACAGCAGGTCAGATTCTTGACTTATACATCTTTGCAGCTCCTAACAATGCTTCAACTATCTATGTTCGTTTAGTAGATGCTGTTACCGGAACCATTTATATGGATGACGTAGCAATTACATCTAACCTTCCAGTTAACACTACGTTCATGTATATGCAAGCCCATGCAATGTCTGTTTCAGGAACAACTGCAAAGATTCTTTCTCTTAATAAAATGTATCTGGAGCAAGACTTATGACTTGGGACGTTTTACAACATACTGATGGTTCCTTACAACTTATAGTTACAGGCGACCTAGTACCTGAAGGATGGGTTATTGTTGCTGTTACTTGTAATCCTGACTATCTGGAATACATGAACTCTCTTACGGTGTAAGATTAAATGGCACAAGCATTTGACTCAGGTGCCTTTGACAGTGGTGCCTTTGAAGCAGGTACCATTGCTTTATCCTATACGTTAGATGCACAACCTGCTTCGTATTCACTTACAGGCAGTCCAGCATCGTTTGCAACATCTAGAAACTTAGTTGCCTCTCCTGCTACTTACAACTTAACAGGTCAAGCAGCCACAACTGCTCTACAACGTGTCTTAGTAGCCTCTGCTGGCTCTTTTAGCACTACAGGCTCTCTTGCTACTCTAGCAACAAAGAAAGTTCTTGTAGCTAGTTCAGGTTCCTATTCTGTAACAGGCGTAGATGTAACCTTTATTGTTACTGCTTCGATGGGGATTGATTTACAACCTGCCTCGTTTACTATTACAGGGTCACCAGCAACATTAGCACGATCTAGACAGTTTGTAGCAGCCAGTGCTTCTTATGCGTACACAGGCAGTAATGCTGCTCTATCTATAGGCTTAACATTATTAGCAGGTTCAGGTAGTTACTCTAGTGCTGAATACGTTGATTCAGCTTCGTTAGTTGTTGCTAGAAAACTTAACATAGAGAGTGGTAGTTTTGCTCTTACAGGCTCAGACGTAACATTTGTAAAGGAAAACATACTTAGTGCCAATGCTGGTTCTTATGTAATTTCCTTCCCAACACCTTCACAAACATATGTACTGAAGTACTGGACAGGTTCTTTATGGCAAATACTGTATAAAGATCCTATTGTATACCCTTAATCTCTTTACTCATTGGAAATGCTTGACAAAATAGTATATTTGTGATAGAATAATTACTCATTAGTTACTATCAAGAAAGGGTTCTCCATTTATGGACAAAGAACTACGAAATTGTCCTGTGTGTAAGACCTCAGAACATCCTAAAGCAGAAAGTAAAGGATACTTATGTAAACCCTGTGCGATTGCTAGGACAGTTAAGTGGCAAAAAGACAATCCAGAAAGAGTTAAATTTAAAAGTTTAAAATCAAAGTATGGAATCGAAAAAGAAGAATATTTAGAAAAATTAAGTAAGCAAGGTGGTCGTTGTAAGATTTGTTTAGAGCATGAAACAGATGTGGATTTTAGAACAGGAATAGTTAAATCTTTATCTGTTGACCACAACCATGAAACTAAACAAGTTAGAGACTTGTTATGTAGACAGTGTAATACTTCTCTTGGGCTTCTTAAAGAAGATCCTAAAAGAATTCAAAATATGTTGAACTACTTACAAGAACACAATGCAACCTGAATTACAAGAATACTACGAAGAAACATTTGGAACTACTAGCTCAAAAGGTTGGAAGTTCTTAATTGAAGATATGGAAAACTTGATGGATAACATCAATGATCTTTCAAGTGTATCCTCAACTGATGATTTATTCTTCCGTAAAGGACAACTAGATATTCTTAACTTAATTGTTAACAGAAAGAAGATTTGTGAAGAATCTTACAACAATCTAGTAGGTGGTTACTGATGCGTGGCTTCTTTGACTTCCAGTGCGAAGATGGACATCTCAACGAACACTTTGTAGAGATGAGTATCAGGAACATTATCTGTAAAGAATGTTGTAAGGACTCTGTAAGGATTATCTCTAGTCCGCAGATTAAACTTGAGGGAATTACTGGTTCTTTCCCTGGAGCTGCTGACAAGTGGGTAAAGAAGAGGGCTGAAAAGCTCCAACAAGAACGGAAACAAGCCGCCTCTCATGGTACTGAGTAAGCGGGAACTTGAATCTATTGACAATAATAACTCCTAGAACCCTACGTGGCAGGAGAAAGGTATGGTATGGCGTATATTGAAGATGATGATGAATTGGATCAACAACCTGAAGTTGATGAAGAACTTGATGATGACGAAGATGAGCAAGAAGGGTCAGTAGACGATCTTTCAGCATCAGCAGCATCTAATAAGAACCAACAAGCCTCTGTAGTTCCTGATAAGTATCGGGGTAAAAACTTAGAGGACATTGTGAAGATGCACCAAGAGGCTGAACAGCTCATTGGTAGGCAAGCACAAGAAGTTGGTGAAGTTCGTAAGTTAGCAGATGAGTTACTGAAACAACAACTCTCTCAGAAGAAAGTAGAGCCTCCGCAAGATGAACCAGAAATGGATTTCTTTGAGAATCCTCAGAGGGCTATTCAGAACGCAGTAGAGAATCATCCTGATGTGAAGGCTGCTAAGCAAGCGTCACAGCAAATGAAGCAGATGCAGTTACAAAATCAATTACAAGCAAAGCATCCTGACTTCAGTAATATTGTTCAAGATGGTGACTTTGTAGACTGGGTTAAAGCATCTCCTGTACGTCTTCGTATGTACGCTGATGCAGACACTAACTACAACTTTGAAACTGCTGATGAATTACTGTCTACCTATAAGCAATTAAAATCTATTAAAGCTCAAGGTATTTCAGACGCTGGAAAACAAGTACGTAAACAGGCTATGAAAGCTGCTGGCGTAGATGTTGGAGGCTCTGGGGAAACTACTAGAAAAACTTATCGCCGTGCTGACCTTATTCGGCTACGCATGACAGACCCTGATCGATATATGCAGTTGAGTGATGAAATCATGAAGGCTTATGACGACGGGCGGGTAAAGTAAATTAAACATTAAAACTAGGAGATATTAAAATGGCTTTAGGTTCCTTACATCAAACCGTTACGACGGCTGCTAAATTCATTCCTGACATCTGGAGTGATGAAGTTGTTGCAACGTACAAGAGCAATCTGGTTGCTGCTAACCTGATTAAGAAGATGAACATTGTTGGCAAGAAGGGTGACGTTATTCACATCCCTAAGCCAGGTCGCGGTGCTGCTAATGCTAAGGTTGCTTCGACGCAAGTTGTGTTGAACACCGATACCGCTACTGAAGTGCTTGTCAACCTTGACCAACACTGGGAGTTCTCGATCCTGATTGAAGACATCGTTGAAGTGCAAGCACTTGCTTCGATGCGTCAGTTCTACACTGATGATGCTGGCTACGCTCTTGCTCGCAAGGTTGATAGCACGCTGATCGCTCTTGGTCGTGGCTTCAACGGCGGCAGCGGTACGACTGCTTACTCTGGTGCTTTCTCTGGCGCTGACGGCACGACTGCCTACGTTGCTGGTGCTAACACTGGCTTGGGTGCTATCACTGACATCGCTATCCGTCGCTCGATTCAGCGTCTTGATGACAACGATACGCCTATGGACGGCCGCTTCCTCATCATCCCACCATCGACCCGTAACACGATGATGGGCATCAGCACCTACACGCAACAATCTTTCGTTGGTGAAGTTGGCGCTGGTAACACGATCCGTAACGGTGAAATTGGTAACGTGTATGGCGTTCCAGTGTTCGTTACGACCAATGCTGATACGACTTCGGGCTCTACCGCTTGCCGTATCGCTCTGATGGGCCACCGTGACTGTGCTGTCTTGGCTACGCAAAAGGGTGTTCGTACCCAGACGCAATACAAGCAAGAGTACCTCGGTAACTTGTTCACTGCTGACACCATCTTCGGTGTTGCAGAGTTGCGTGATGGCGCCGCAATCGCGTTGGCTGTGCCTGCTTAAGTAAGTAGTTATACTTTATGGTTCCCTGCTGAGTAACATCAGTGGGGAACCTTTTTAATGTGCTTATATTTCATTTTTAGTATATTACAAAGGTAATACATAATGGCTAAGTTTCAATGCAATGTTAGTAAGACTGTTATTGAAGTCTTTGCAGATCACGATGTTAACGGTATGCGTCATAATCCTTCTTACACTGAGCTTGCTGAGGTAGAAGTACAAGAAGAAGTTAAACCTAAGAAGGCAGTTAAAAAAGCTGTAGTAGAGGAAGAATAACATGACGATCTTTCGTGGCGAAGGTGGTGGAGGAGATGCTACTACAGATAGTGAAATCAACCTTATTACTTCTTTAACTAATAGCATTACTGCTGATAAGGCTATTACTCTTGCAGCAGCGGACTCTGCAACTGCTTCAGCAAACGCTGCTGCTGCCTCAGAAGCTGGAGTAGCTGCTGACGCAGCCAGTGCAGTAACAGCAGCAAGCAATGCAGCAACTTCAGAGAGCAATGCAAACGCTTCAGCACTCAATGCTTCTAATAGCGCAGCAGCTTCTTTAGTCTCTGCAAATGCTTCAGCAGCCAGCGCAGCAAGTGCAGACATTAGCGAAGCCAATGCAGCAGCCAGCGCAGCAAGTGCTAGTGCTATTGTATTGGGTGTCTCTAGTGGCCTTCCAAGTATCCGCCCAACTCTTAACCTTGACTTTGCTAATAGTGCTGTAGTTGATCCTAGAATTACCTTTACTAGGGCTAGTACTGCTACTTACTATGACTCTCTTGGAGTACTCAAAACAGCAGCCTCCGGAGTTCCTAGGCTTGACTATGATCCAGTTACGTTTGCTGCTAAGGGCTTGCTGATTGAGGAGGCTAGGACTAATTTGCTGACGTATTCAAGTACGTTTAATAATGTTCCTTGGACGGCAAGTTTATCAACAGTTACAGCGAACGTAACAACTTCTCCAGACGGGACTGTAAATTCGTTTTCTATGTCAAAGAGCGCGGCGTATGGTCATGTTCGTCAACAAGTTACAGTAACAAATGGAAATTATGCTGCATCAGTTTATATAAAAGCAGGGACTGAAGGTAAGGCATCATTTGGAGTGACTGAGAACGGAACAGCTACGATTTTGATTCTAGGAAGTGTAAATTTAACAACTGGTGTCGTAACTAATAATTCTGGAACATTTACTGCTACTTCTGTTGGTAATGGTTGGTGGAGGTTGACAGGCGCTTGTACTACCACCACAGGAACAAATATATCCTTATTGGTTTATCCTGGAATTTATAGTGGAACAGAAACAGGGACTGTATACATTTGGGGCGCTCAAGTAGAAGCAGGTGCCTTTGCAACCTCGTATATCCCTACTACGACTGCTCAGGCCACTAGAGCTGCTGATAATGCTAGTATGACTGGGACTAACTTTAGTAGTTGGTATAGGGCTGATGAAGGAGCGTTGTATTTTAGTGTTTCGCTAATCTCACCAAGTTACTCCGCAGGTGTAGCACTGGATATTGGTGCAGGAGGAGCATTTGGTACTACTGAATACGTTAATTATAGTGGCACACAATGGGGATTAAATCCTAACGTAGCACCACTTAATGTAACATCATTGGTAACAGCGGCAGCAACAGCCAAAGTTGCGGCAGCAATAAAAGCTAACGACACTGTCGTTTCTGCCAATGGGTTAATTGGTGTAGTGGATACTTCTTGTGCAATTGCTGCTTCACCAACTACATTGTCTATTGGTAAAGGCGGTTGGTCTGGAGCAGCCAATTACTTAAATGGCACTATAAGTTCCATTGCCTACTACCCCAAACGTATCAGCAACACTGAACTTCAAGCACTTACGGCATAAATGCCTTTACCGAATAAGGAGAAACTTAACATGGCCGATATTTGCTTGACATTCATGGACGAGGCTCAAGCCTTACCTGTGTTGTACACTGCTGTAGACCAAGTGATTGACGCTGAGGGTAACGTAGTTGTGGAGGCTTCAGTGACTCCCAATTACAAGAACATTGACATCATTGGTACTGTATATCAAGTCAATCCAGATCCTGAAGGTGATCCTATTGCTTTACCTGGATATGCTGTAAATGTATTCACTATGCCTGATGAGGATGAAGCTGCTTTGACGCCATACGTTATAGTACCTACTTCACGTTATCGCGTATGGGCTTAATAGTAGGAGAAATGAACAATGCCTAATCTAATTGGTACTGCACCGAATCAAGTACCTGTAAATGGTTCACTTGGTACGATGGCTTTTCAGGATAGCACATCTGTAAAGGTAGACTCTTTAACTGCTAATAATGTAACTGCAACTGCAATAACTGGTGCGTTGACTGGTAATGCAGCAACTGTAACTAACGGCGTATACACCAGCGGCGATCAAACCATTGGCGGTAACAAGACGTTTAGTAACACCATTCTTGGTTCTATCAGTGGAGCCACTGGCACATTCTCCGGCGACGCGCAAATGGCATCGCTGAACGGTGGTCAGTTGGCGGGGCTGCGGAATAAGATCATCAACGGGAACATGGGTATCGCGCAGAGGGGCGCTGCTGCGGTGACTGCGATTGGATATGGGCCTGCGGACCGCTGGTATAACGAATTTGGTGGCGATACGTTTTCTACCACTCTAGGCTCATTTGTTAGCGGAGACACACTCTACGACACTGGTGGGGCGCAATCATATTCACAAGTAGCTATCACTTCTGTGGCTGCCGCTGGCAACTATATATACTTCAGCCAAAGAATTGAAGATGTGCGCTTGTTGGCTGGGCAGACGGTAACTGTTTCATTCTGGGCAAAGGTTGCCGCAGGAACCCCATCAATCGGAATATCAGTCGATCAGTATTTTGGAACTGGTGGAAGCCCGTCTGCCACTGCAACAGGAACAGGTCAAGCGCAAGCACTTACGACAACTTGGACAAAGTACAGCAAGACGTTCACGGTTCCGTCAATAAACGGGAAGACCATTGGGACGGCAGCCAACACAAGTTTTAGTGCATTGGTTTTCTGGCTAGACGCTGGCTCCAGCCTGAACACTCGCTCAGGCTCTATCGGCCAGTCCTCCAAAACCGTCAGCATTGCTCAGGTGCAGTTGGAAGTCGGCCCCGTCGCCACGCCATTCGAGCAACGTCCGTATGGGATGGAGTTGGCGTTGTGTCAGAGGTATTACTACCGTATAAATGCAATTACAGGAACAGGTGCTTTTCATAATGTTTATATGAATAGTGCAACAGGCGCACAAGGAATCATTCCGTTTCCTGTCCAAATGAGAACAAACCCAACCGCACTAGAGCAAAGTGGAACCGCAACAGACTACAGAATTAACTATGCGGCAACTAATACTACTTGTAATACAGTACCTGCGTTCAATACCGCGACAAACTACAATAACGGGTTTGTTAACTATACTGTTGCTGCGGGGTTGACTGCTGGACAAGCTGGCGCTGCTATTGCTTTAACAACCGCTGCCTATCTTGGATGGAGTGCTGAACTGTGAAAACTTACAAATACACCGATACATCAAGCACAGTTGTCCATGTCATCGACGAGGACGGAATCAGTAGGATGTCCA